GCTCTTTTTATCTGTTTCGTACTAAATTGTGATTTGCGAAGGAAACGGGAGCCTTCCTTTTGCTCCAGCTTATGATAACCGTCCTTTACCTGCTCGGCTTGAGAAGGAATCTTAACTTGATTGCCAACAGTAAAGCATTCATCAGCCAAGACCTTCCCGTACCTAACCCCATCACGGGTTATATAGTCCGTCCCTAGAGGAACAATCTCATCAAGGGTCTTACCGTCTTCAGAAGCAAAGGAGTAGATAGGCATTTAATACCCCATCTTTTCATCTGCTTCTTCCGCTGCTGCCAAAAGCTCTGCGCCTTCAACGTCAGCAACGTCAACTTCTTCCTCGGCGACTTCCTCAGAAACGTGTTCAACATACTCGATAGGAACGCCACCCGCGCTCACTAGCTCAACGTGAGCCGTACCGTCATCGTTAATTGCAGTCACTTCACCCTCGACTGCCTCAAGCACAATTGCGTCTCCCACTTCAGGAGAAACGCCAGCACCCGCTTCATCTTCAGAGACTAACGCCTCTATCGGTAATTTAATCATTTCACAACCTTCTTTCTTGTCTTTATCGGAATGACCGTGGTGAGGGGGTTTCCCCCCTCCCACGGCAATAATAAGGGTTACTCCACCTTTAGGTTTCATAACTTGATTAACTCTTACGCAGTCGAAGCAGTCTTGCTCCGCATGATAACGTAGTAGCTGGTGTTCTGCCTCAAGGCAGTCCAAAAGACCTTGAAACCAGCAGTAATCAGCATATTAAGAGGATCACTCTTATCTGCTGAATCCGTGATTATCATCTTCGGACTGAATGGAGACTGACTACTTAGCTCCGGTATACCATACGCTCCGTCTCCCAAGAACAGGGAAACATGAACGTCTGCCGCTGCACCGACTCCGCCACCAGCCGCAGCATCATAGATGAAGCGGTCAGCATCGGTTCCAAGTGCGTCAGCAGTAATGAAGGGGTTGCTCGTCATTATAAACTTCGCGCCAAATAGACGGCCAACTTCCCCCTTATACAGCTCTTCAACGTTGCTATACTGAGAGGCATTCAACCAAGTATTGTCCTGCATGATGTCGCTCAATACTTGAGGACTTGCAACACAAGCATACATCCCACCACTGGTGGGTTGTGCTCGGTTAACCTTCAGTTGGGTAACAGCATTCAGTACAGCCGCACCGTCCAGCGTATTGCTGGAAGTGGTAGACTCAAATGTTGAATACTCACCTCCGCTTGCTGACTGCTTCGTGCCATCGGCATATAGCTCTGTGAGGGAATCGCCGTTGTCAAGGTTGGTCGCGGGGTCGGTAGAATAAGTACCTTCCATCGCAGTTGCCCCTGAGTTCACGTTGTCTCCCACATTGGAACCAACCAATATGTTACGAGTGATGTTATCCATATCAATCGCAGCGTCTTGCCCGTTAATCTTAACACTCTGTTGCAGCGAATTAAATAAATCCGTTGCATTCAGAACGTCAGATAACTTCACAATCTGACCACGTTGAATGAGCGTCTTGCTGATCTTTGTCAGCGCGATTGCTCTTTCTCCCACAGAAGAAGTATCTCCTTCAGTGAGCGTGTTGATGTCAGTTGCCTTGGGAGTATCCCAACGAAACATTGATATTGCTTTATGACCCGACTTCGCAGGAAGTGGGGCTTTAGAGCCGAACTGGTCTAGTACCAGTGCTTGAACAGCATAGGTCAGTAATTTCTTACTGAAATAATTTTGGTACTGGTTTGCCAGTGCGGCATCGGTAGTGACATTAGTTGCCATTTTTTATACCTTCCTGTCAGTGTTAAGCGTCATCAAAGTTCATTGCCGCCTTTAGGAGATGAGCTTCCTGTTCCTTTTCGGACAGGTCATCAAATCTCCGGCCACCGTCAACCTTTTCACTTGTGAATCCACCACCCACTGACATTTTCTTTTCCAGTTTGTTTAGTTTATTGGTTAGTTCTTTAACTTGGGTTTCGCTCTGTTCAGCCCCAGAAGCCTTCATTTGCAGTTGAGCAATTTCAACAGCCTTCTCCAAGCCCACAGCGTTAGCCATGCTTGGGTGCTGCCGGAGGATTGCATTCGCCCTCTGAGTTAACTCCGAGTCCGGCTTCTGAAGTTCAGAATGCTTCTGCATGAGTTCTTGCCTCTTGCCTTCAAACACATCCCAATGTCTCTTAGCCTGACGTTGCTGCTGAGATTTCTCGCCCTCAGAGCGAACCTCATTGGCTCTCTCGACGGCATCGGAAGCGAGATCATCATCACCCTCTTCCTTCAGTCTCTTAGCAGCGTTGTCGTAGTCTTCAGCAGTGAAGCCCTTCTCATCTCGGTAAGCTTTCCCTGTATCCAAATCATCTTTCTGATTCTTTAACTGGCTTGCCACCCGATGGAGTTCTTCACGTTGGCGTTTAATCTCTTCTTTCTCAGCATTAATCTGCTTCCAAGAAGAGGTCTTACGCGCCTCGTTCTTTGCCCACTTGCTCTTTTTCGGCTGCTCCTGTGCTTCAGGAGTTTCACCTTCTGTCAATGAACTAACCTGTTCGTCAGCATTATCCTCGGTACTGTGCAGTACCTCAGAATCCGGTTCCTTAACCACCTCTTCTTCTGCGGCTTCTGGAGGAGATTCATCTTGAACTTCCTCTTTCGGTTCTTCCGTCTGTATTACTACTTCCGGCGTTTCCCCCGCTTCCACAGCAGCGTCATACTGCTTGGCTGCGGCCAACATCTGATCGGCGGTGTATTCGCCGGATTCTTCTGACATAATGCTTACCTATTAGTGCTTATCCTCGTCCAAAGAGCGCACTGAGTTCCTTGGCCGTTGCTGCGGGGTTTTTACTCGCCTGATAATCAACCCCAAACATATCAGACGTAAATTCTTCCGGCTCCTCGATTTCCCTTGCCAGAGCCTCAACAGTGTGAACCGTTGTTCTCACACCATTCGCGAACCCTGCATTAAATTCAAGCTCTTTTTTACTGGACACTGCCTGCTGGTTCTGCTTGAGAACCATATTCAGTAGTATCATGCGGAACCTTTTCCCTTCTACTGTGACGAGAAACTTCCGTAAAGCATTCGATTCAGTGACTCCCCACTCCGGTTCTCCAACCCACGGAATCTGCTTGGACATCTTCCAAGCTATCCTAATGAACCTAATAATCCTGCTCATTATACATCTCCCTGCTCTACAACTGCCTCAGTCTGTTCAACCATTTGAGCCTCCTGTGGCGGCATTTCCCCGCTAACCGCTTGCATCTCCATAGCCTTCTGCTCCTCTTTCGACGGCATAAAGCCCAACTGAACAAGATACTCTTCAACATCTTTCCGCAATGATCTCGCGTTGTTGGTGTCCACCGTCTCAAAGGCATTGAGGAGTTCGCCAAGTCGCCCGCTAATCGCCTGTTGCGCCTGTGGGCTAAACTGCATTCCGCCCTGCATAGACTTTTCAAGGAACTGCATTATCACCCCGATCCTCACACGATAGTCCTGCCCTTCCTGAACCGGAATCTGCTCGCCAATCAGTAACGCAGGAATAATCTTCTTCTCATCTGTAACCTCATTCCCCTCCTTCTCATTCGGGTCTTGAACCAAGCGAGGAACAAGAGACGGGTCTTCAAGCTCAAGGATACTCTTATCCAGCTCAACTTGATTTATCCAAGGACTGTTCATAAACAACTGCTTACGCTGTACTGCTTTATTTAAAAGCATCACCTTGCTGACCATATCCATCCCGCCCCTCGGCTCAAGCTGGTACTCGTCATGCAGGGCAACAGGATCGACAGAAAGACTATCTTCAAGAAATCTGTACTGAAGACTTTTCTTATCGAACTGAAGCAATATACTGAACGCTTGTCGGAATAAATCACCCAAAGCTTGCCGGAAGAGACGCAGACGCAAGTCCATATTCTGCTGCGCTTGAGCGTTAACAGACTCGATCTCAGTTGCAGTGCGACGATCCCTGTCCGCCATGATACCATAGTCGGGAACGGTGACTCGTTGCTCGGCTACAGATTGCGTCTGCATCATATCCTTGTCGAAGTCCATCGGCGTGTTAGGCATCTGGACGGGCGCGATCCCGAACGGTAGAATCTGTCCCGGATTCAACCTCAAATTAACGCTGTTCGGGAGATCGCGCTCGGCCTTGAACAGTGGCTTATTAAACAAAGTGGAAGCATCCATCTTCTCGTTCCAAGTCTTTGTAAGAGAAGCTTCAAAGGGAGCAAGCATCTCGCAAACTCCGCGAGGAGAAAACCAACCACCGTCAGTAACCTCATACTTACTTGAGGAGAAAGGAGGATTGTCGTGATCGAAAGGAACCTCCATTGTTTTTCGGAGCGGAACATCGGGGGCTTGGGGAGAAAAGCATTGCATAACCCACTTCCCGTCCTCGTCATGCGTGTAAACCTCCCACACAATAACTTGATCCTCGTCGGGAGAATGCGTAATACCCTCCCGTATTTCTTTGTCATACTTGATATTATCTATAATCCCTGAATCCTCGACCTTCCCCGACTGTATCTTATCAATCGTGCTCTTGCTTGTGTCATAAATTCCAGCCCTCTTGTATGACTCAAGGCTCATAGGCATTACCTGTGTAATCCTGTCAGCCGAAGCAATGTCTTTAGTCCAAGGAGGGACGATAATATACATCGGGTCTATGGCCTGAAACTCAACCTGCTTCTTGTTAGGGTTCCAGAAAGTCTTCATTACGCTATGGCCGCTAACCAACATATGATCTATCCAACTCATCACCTCAGTGGCGTAGTTGGATTTCTCATGGAGCTTATAGCTAAACCAATGCTCTGCGGCTGTCGTGAATCCAGCCATCTGGCTACGCATCGGCACAAAGGTTGCCAGCACATCAAGCCCCATCGCCTGCTGGAAGAATGCTGGCTTGAGCTTGTTAATGGTAGTGTCTATGAGGGGGAAGTGAATATCAGAAGCATTAGGCCAAGGCTTAACCTTTCGGCGCAGACCGTCCGTTCGCATTTGATACCACAGCCCTTGCCGCGTCTCCCACCTTGCGCGACTCTTAACGTCATCAAGGATTAGATCATAAATCTCGTTACTCATTTCTTTTTTCCATCCAACCTCTTGAACATCTCCTCGCTGGTAATCTTGCCGTCCTCCCAAAGTTGCTTTATCGCATCATTCTTCGCTTCCTGTGCCTCAAAGCTATGAATCCCCTTCTTGAGATTTTCCTCGATAGATGCCGCCTTTCTGATTTGAGTAACAGCAGCAGGGGTTTTCCCTTTGAGTTTCCATCGGCGCACTGCTTCATGCTTCTTCGTTTCAGCGTAAGTAGGGGGTAGCCCCAATTTTTTATTCTTCATATTTTTACTCTTTTCTTTTTAAGCTGCTGCTTTGCGTGCTTGTGTGCCTTAGACTTCTTCTTGGTATTAAGCATAACAGCCAGAGCTTGTTTCTTATTCTTGTAGGGCATTATC